TAATGCATACTTTCTAATGCTTTTATAATAATAAGTAGTCCTACTGCTTGTGTCAGCTTTAAAATTTGAATACTTTTTTGTACTGCAACAAGAAAATAAAACACTTTGCAAGTATAGTAGCCAAATATAAAAAACAAAAAGTAAAATAACCAGGGATGTTCCAAGAGCAATCACCTCAAAAAAATAACCACCAGAATCTCTTCTGGTGGTTATAATATAACGGCTTTAAATTACTATGTCAAGTTATTTGGTGGTGAGTCTTGTAAAAATTCTCTCGGTTAAATCATTTGCCATTCTTTCTCTTTTCATTTTTGCTTTGACTTTTCTCATTTTGCTTTCTTTAAGAGCATCGGCAGCTTTTCTTTCTGCTCTTAGACGGGCGCGAACACGTCTTGCAATTCTCTCAGCTAGCATGTCTTCCTCATCACCCATTTCTTCATCGTCCATTGGAGGCATCTCCGCTGATAGATCTTCAACATCACCCCCTTCTGGCGGTGCCCCCATCTCGTCGTCCATACCAATTTCTGAACTGACATCTTGTCCAGTAACGCTCTCTAAAGCATCTTCAAGTGCTGACATGAAATCGCTAATGGAAATCATGTCGCCTTCAGCGCCCATACCCATATCCATGTCCATATCCATGTCCATTTCTTCATCGCCCATTGGCTCTTCTGGCATTTCGGCTGGAAGTTCATCGCCCATTGGCTCTTCCATATCCATTTCCATATCCATCTCTTCTTCTTCCTGCTCCATCATGTCGCGCATAGCAGGCTCTTTTTCTTCCTCATCACGCGTGCCTGGGGCATCATACATTTCGCTTAGTCTTTTGTTGCCAACTGGCGCAACATTGGCAAGCTTCATAAATCTACGAATTTCAGATTCTGTTAGTAATTTTTTACGAGCCATTATATTTCTCCTTAAAACATGAACTCAACATTAAATAGTCCTCAAATTTCATAAATGTTTTTTTAAATAAACTTTTTTATTTTATCTATTGCTTGAGACTCTATTTGCTTAACTCTTGCGAATGAAATACCTAATCTTTCTGCAACTTCGCGTAAAGTCATACTTCCGTTAAGATAAATAGACACTAAAGAACAATTTTGCTCTTTTTTATAATTAATCCAATAACGACACCCGTTTAATTCACAAGAAGAGCCATTATCCAAACAAAGCTTTGCACACGATGGAAGATGTGATTTTCTCATAAGTCAGGGTACTCCCCTTCTAGCATGTCAAAGATATCATCAATATCTTCTTCTGATAATGCAAAGTCTGATAGTTTTTGTTGTCCTTTTTGCCGTAGTTTTGCTTTGTCTGCTTTTCTTGTTTTTGCAACTTTTGATATCTCTTCTACATAGCTCAGTATGCGCTCTTCATCTTCTATCAGACCTGTAATAATGTGTCTAAAAAAATCAGATTGTCTAATCTTCATGTTCTTTAGTTTTAAAACCAACTGAGCATGTCTATGATCATTTTCTGTAAATACGATTCTTCGCGTAAGTTTACCATAATCTATCTCTGACGACATTTTACCACCTCCTATTAAGAATGTGGGTTCTACTTTCAGAAGCTCCAGCGCTTGTCTGACGAATAAATTTAGCACGCGATTGAAGCTGTGCCAAGTCTCTAGCACCAGAATAGCTAAAGCCACTAGTGATTCCTCTACGTAGATCTTCTAGAATGTCTATTACCGCGCCACGGAAAGGAACACGAGTAGAAATACCTTCTAATGAGTTGTAGCTTCCTTTCCAGTCGCGTTGAGCTTCTTTAGAAGCCATACCTCTATATTCTTTCCAACGACCGTCTGTGTCGTGGATAGTGCGACCTGGGGTTTCTCTTGTCCCAGATAGAAGAGAGCCGCACATAACAGCATCAGCACCAGCAGCTAAAGCTTTTACAATATCTCCGCTTGTTTTAATGCCACCGTCAGCAATTAGTTTTGCTGGACGCTGTGAGTGCGAGCAGTCTAAAATAGATTGAAAAGTTGGGACACCATGACCAGTTTGAATTCTGGTAGAACAAATTGAGCCCCCACCGATTCCAACTCGGATAGAATCTGCTCCCCAATCAGACAAATCATCAAATGCCTCTAACGTGGCAACGTTTCCAGCCATAATGTGAACTGAGTCTCCAACATGCAACCTAATTTGTCGAAGCGCTGTTCTAACTTTTGTATGGTGACCGTGAGCTACATCAATACAAATAAGATTAGCACCAGCACGAACGCTTTCTTTTGAGCGCTCTAGAAAATCTCCAGATACTCCTACGGCAACTCCAATATTTCTTTTAATGTAAGAGCTATGCACTTTGGAAAGTTGGCAAGCAATATTTACTTGTCTTACTTGCTCTTCGATAGAATTATAACGGTGAATAATGCCACAGCCGCCAAAATCTGACAATGCGGCACCCATCGCACCTTCGGTAATTGTATCCATAGGTGCGGAGAAAATAGGCACGTTTAAACTTACGCCAAGATCAAGATCTGATGAAATATCAACTTCTGATCTTGAATCAATATCAGATCTGCCAGGAACCAGTAGTACGTCGTCAAATGCCAGTGCTTCTCTCATTGCTCACCTCCAACAAAGATTCTAATATCATCTCTGGTATACCAAGTTGTTTTGTGTGGATTTTCGGGCTCTGGAATCACTTTGATTCTTGGACGTGTACCTCCAACTTCCATCTTACAGATTGTGGGCACACCTTCAAAATTTAGAATTTTGGATGCGTCTTGGTAATCTTCAATATTAAACGCAAAGAAAAGAACATCAGGAAATTCTTCTGATACATATTCATAATCTTGCTTTAGCGCATGACAATAATGACAGCTATTGCTATAGAACTTAACAACAATCGTTGCAGGCTCTTTTACTTTGCCACTCATCATTTTCTGTAAAGCACTCTTACTCAATCGCTCTACCATTTAAAACCTCTTTTGTTTTGTTAATGCAGTCAGGGCAGAAAAGCGAAACATTATCGCTTTTCACCACAACACTCCATGACATTACCATTTCTTTATTGCTCTTGTCAAATGTTTTTTGGCAAGATAAACAATGATCTGGTAGTTTTCCAAAAAGATGAATTTGATCTGCCATGATCTGATTTGGATCATTCTTTTTGCGGAGCTTTTCTGCTTCTCTGCGTTGTTTTCTATTCATCGTGCTTCCATGACGCCAATCTTTGGAAAGTTATGATTTGTGCTACGGAACACAACAACAGCAGAAGGAAAAGGAGCAGAGTTCTCGCCATTTCCAAATTTAAGCCGACCACGGATAAAATAAATAGCATCAGATTTCATTACATAGTCATGCCAGTATCGTGTGTCGGTTCTTGCTGGGATAAGAGCAACAACTGTTGTATCATTTTTCTGCCCTTCTTCATAAGCTTTCTTAATCCAATCTTTAATCGCCCTGCCATATGGAGGGTTCATAAAAACTTTATTACCGCTCCAATCTTTGTTTAAGCCATCATCTTTTTCTGTATAGTGATTTCGCACTTTATAGTTTGATTCGTTTGAACAAGGATCGAGAGTGAATGGACCAAACTTATCTTCCAAGTAATCAAAAAAGTGCTGTGGAGTAGCCCAATCATTAGATTTTGAGCTAAACATCACATCTGTTGTATTTTTATCCACCTGTACTCCCAAAGGCTCCATCGCCTCGTTTAGAAATTGACATTGGATGTTTATAAAGCACATCTTCACTTTGTTCCACTGGTCTAAAAGTCACAACAGGAATCAATACAACCTGTGCAATTTTCATTCCAGCGTGAATATACTGAGGAGAGTTGCCAACGTTGTGTAAGTTAACAAACACTTCTCCATCATAACCTGAATCAACTACGCACGCGCCAACCAAAAGCGAGCGCTTGGCAGCGTTTCCAGAACGATTCTTAACCTCAAGCATATAACCATGAGGCACGCCAAACTTTAGACCTGTTGCAAAAACTCCAGATTCTCCAGGCTGTAGAGTGACGCCAGATGTATAAGGATCGGGACAGTAAAAAATATCTAGACCAGCATCCGATGGATTAGCCCGAACTGGACTAATCGCATCTGGTCTGGTGCGATAAAACTCGATAATCATTCATCATCCTCATTGTCAAGATGTCCGAACAGCAGCTGAAAGTTGTTATAAACAGCATCAATGTCGAACTTGCCTTTGAATAGACGGTAAGCTTTTACAGCAGACCGAATCTCATCGGTGTCAAGCCAGCCCTGCTCTCGGTACTCTGCACGAAGCTCTCGCTTCTGCTCCTTATACGGCTCCATAGCTTCTTCAATAGCACGCAGGGATCGAATGTACTCCTGCACAAGACGCTTCTTCTCTTCGCTGTTAGCCATGATTTCCTCCTTTTGGCTATTATAATTTAACAAGATGCAGTCGATCTGTCAAATGG